CCAGACGCAGCCTTCGCCGTGATTGAACCTGCATATCTACGCGGAGAAACCAGAGATAAACGATGCAGGCATCTACCCCATCACGGTCCGAACGTGAAGGACCCAGATGAAAACAGTAGCGTAGATCTTCCACACTTAAGGAACGCCCTCGCCCGATGCAGCCAGATTAAACCGGTAACAGACAGCATCTCAGCCGAGGATCTACGTGAAAAGGCGCGTAGACATCTTGAACGACACGCAAAGTCGCTTCTAAAGACATATCCCGAGAAAGGGAAGTCTCCCTGCGAATCTGCGAAGGAGTCACTGCTTAAGCGCCTAAAGGAAATTGAGAAGCAGATCCCTAAACTGCTGATTCTGGAGGACCGCGTGAAAAGGCTTGAAGACCTCTACGAAAAGATAGCGGCAACAATTAGGAAAGAGACAAGCGAGGATAGACCCCAAAACATCCTAACGAAAGAGAGATTCTGGGAGAGATTCAGAGAGCTACGCAGCGAAGGCCTAAGCAAAAGCGACGCTTACCGACTAACAACCATGGAGTTTCTCGAAGCCCTAGCGAAAAAGAAGAAACAGGCCTAAGCGGAATCCCAGATTCCCGCGGTTCCTCTTCCTTTCAGTCCCGCGCCGGCGAGGGCCTGCGCGGTTACCCAGCTCGGAGAGCCGAGATGGGAAATGTGGCCCCTAAATTCGTAGGGTGAAAAAGGCATGAGCAGAAGAGAGGAGTTGAAGGAGAAGCTGAACTGGTTTTATCAAAGCGAGTATGCGGATATGACTGTGAAAGAGCTGCTGACTGGGACGAGCAATATTTCTCTTCCAACCTTGGTACAAGCCCGCGCCATGCTTGTTCTCCAGAACTTTATCGACCTACGTGAGATCGCGATGCGTATCCGCGTATCTAGAGGCGCAGGGAAGACGGTAGAAGTGCAGGTGATAACGAGACCAGACTACGACAGCTGGACAGAGGGATCCGCACTTTCAGCAGGCGACCCGGCGCTTGAGAAGAAGACCGTTACGCTAAGCCCATTCGGCAAAGTGACAAAAATCAGCGATCTACTTGCAAATACATCCGCAATCAACTTTGTCGAGCAGATCGGGCAGGTTCACGGCGCATGCGTCCGGCAGGGAATCCTCGACAAGATCGTTGACGGGATGGCCGGCGCATCTTCACCTAACACCGTATCAGTAGGCACCGCGGGAGACGCTACGGAGGCAAACTTTACTCTTTCGAATGTCGCCTCCGCGATAAGCGCGAACCTCACAGCCGGCTTCACACCTGACTTTATCGTTACCGCCCCAGATAAGCTCTGGACCGCATTCACAACCGACTATGATGTAAAACAGTTTTACGGCTCTCTTAATGACATACTGGTCAGCGGTAGCATCCCAAGGGTTCTCGGATTAGACTGGCTGATGGACCCCTACTTTGAACTTGCGATTAACGGCGGTTCATTCTGGAACGGCACTGACGGCGAGAAATACGCGATTGTAGGCACGAAAGGGACAAGCGCGATCTGGGCTGCCCTCCAGGAGGAGCCTGTCGTCGAGGTTTACCGCGTCGGCACCGAGCTCAGCAACTACATCGTGACTCACATGGATGGCGGCGCCTCCCCAAGCAATACAAGCCCACCGCTGGATGTCAGAGGAGCCCGCAGCCTAGCGTTGCAGGTGATTCATAACTTGACTGGAAGCAACAGTACAGACTTGGATGTCATTGTCTACAGCAGCATCGACGGCTCCACATTTGACACCGAGCCCTATGCAAGCATGAATATAGGCGCAAACAAGGTTAAGACGATCCCAATTACTGCAGGCATTAACTATCTCAAGGTTAAAGTGCAGAACAACGACGCGAGCAACGCGACGAAAGTGACTACTAAACTTGCCGTTTCACGCTGAATTCCACCTTTTCATCTCAGAGGTGATACATTTTGAGCGGCGTAGTTAGGAGACCGTTTAAGGCGCCTTACGAGCCGATACACGTAGCGTTGACGGACAACGACACATTCATTTTTAGACCTAAAAATGCGTCTAGATTATGCTTGCCAGCAGACTATACAAACAATAAGCTTTATGGATGGAATCAAAAATTTGCAGATCTTTCAACTTCAAAGTGGGGAGCTAATGCATTCTATGGAAGAGATTGGCGTTCAGGCGGTTTGAGTGAGACATTTCATGTTGGAGAAGTCAGAATAGTCTCTGGACAGTCAGTAAATCTGCTAAGAGGAGAAAATTACTTCAACAATTATTTGGTCCTTCCTTCCGAAGTTGTTCATTACTGGAATTGTAATTGGACACATGATAAAGCCAGTCACAAGTATAGTTTTGAGTTCTACTTGGATAATGATAAAGAAGAATCTGATTCATCACTTACAGATGGACAATCAGGTAGTGGAGAGAAATGCCTATACGATGATGATGAGACATTTTGGGGCGTCCTTCATTGGGGCACTGGAACAATTGACGGCCAAATCTCTGAAGATACAACTAACCAGATCAAGGGTTCAAGCTGCACACAACCAGAAACTATATCTGGTTCTTATACTGACTGGGCATTACGGCATCAGTTTTCTCCTGCTGAAGACTGGACGAATTACGAATTTATTTGTGTATGGATAAAAGGATCTAACTCTGGAGCAACGGTTCCATTTGAAGTAAGAACACCAGATAATGCTAATAAGGGAACATGGAGTATTGTTGATAATTTTACTGGATGGAAGCGATTTGTTTTTCCATTGAGGAATCCTGATTCAACGATAGGAACTTACGATTTAACTAACGTTCAGGTCTTAATAATAAATAATATGGAACAAGTCGGCTCAGAATTCAGAGTCGACCGTGTTGTTCTAGATGTCGGACAATGGGTTAAGATAGAAACATATATTCCTGACATGTTAAAAGATAATGATAACAACGGTTATCCAGCAGTTTTCGTTAAAACATATGATCCTGTATCGCAAGATTGGGCAGCTCCACTTATTTGGGATCAAAATGAAATATGGGGTACAGGACCGAGTAATCCGCAATGTTATGCGCCTTCAGGGTATTTCTTGGACGGAAGCAGATGGGACGAAGTTTATGGCGGCGTAAGAAAAGGCGGAAGCTTATACCTTCAAGGAGAGAGAAACGAAACTAAAGACACAACTGGCTATTCTGGTTATGTGGATACCGATGCTGGAGATATAACTTATTCTTCTTATTGTGGTTGCCTCAAGAGACTCGGATTTGCCATTAAGATGCCGCCGGATGATGGACAAGACTCAAGCGCATATGGAATTAGTCAATGCAAACTGAAGCTTGAAGTCTATTATGACAAAGGCGATGTATATTACTCGCCTTACGAGCTTTACGGGGCAGCGACATACGAATTTGAAAACTCAACTAATCAGTATTATGGCTTACAGAACATCAACGATTCTTGGCTTGCACTGTTTGATCCGAATACAAATGAAGTTGAATTCTTGATTTTGTCACAAAGACCATTAGGACTTAAAGTTAGAGCAGACGAAAACGAATTAATCGATCGGATTGAACTTACATTGAAGAAAGGAACAGTTGTGTATGCTGGACAACTGTATCATGCTGACTTGACGCGCGACTCAGACAGCGACGGAGTCACTGACTTTCTGGATAGCAATTCAGGCTTGCCAGTTATAACTTCGAAGAGGGATTATGCGGGATGGCAGTAAAAATCGCAATTCCAGACGTGAAGCTGCAGCATGCTAAGACCGCCGCTTTGAGGAGGATCAAATTAGAGATTGAGAATCCGGAGACGGGTAGAATCGAACAAACCTTAAGATGGGTCAAGATAACTGAGGATACAGGGGAAAACGTCCGCGTAGTCAACTGGAAGGAGCTATTCCGGAAAATCAAAGATTATCTGGAAAATCGCACGTTGGAAGAATGCAAGCAGCTATATGAGTATCTGACAGGAGAGCCATATGAAGGCGTCAACAGTAAGAAGGGCATGATTCTCGCATACATCAAACTTAGATTCAACGTTGATCTTTCAAATCTCACAACAACTGAAATCATACAGAAACTCGGCGACGAATTGATGCCGAAGCTGGGACATTGGGGACTCGGCTGCCCGCATGGCTGCGGAAGGCACTGGGAGTTTAAACCAACTGAAGACCTGACTAGCTTCGAGCCTGCTGATCCAGCCGCCATGAAAGGCGTTGACGAAGAGGGAAATCCTACAAGGGGTTATTTAAACTGGCAGCCGCAACCAGACGGAACAATCAGGTTCGTATGTGACAGATGCGGTAACATTGTGGAGTTGATTAAATAATGGGCAACTACATCTCCGCTTCAGAGATAAAACAGTTCTCAAATATCACATATCAGGATTTAGGATTCGCATCAGATACGGAATATGACGCCTTCATAGACAGCATCATCAGCCAGATTGAAAAGACGATCGATAATTATTGCCGCGTCCCATCCGGATTCTTCAAGGCCGGCGGCCTAGGCTTCACGGAGATTCACGACTGGAAAGAAGACGGAGAGATCCATACGCGTTATTATCCAGTCCTCACGCTTACGAAGGTTGAGCTTGACTATGCTGGGTATAATCAGGCGGCTGATTGGACGGAGATCTCAAGCACATATTACTACGCGAAGAACGAGTACGGCATAATAAAGATCATTGGGAAAACTCCGGGTCACGCTGAGAACAGCGTCCGCATCACTTATACGGCGGGCTACTCCGCTGTTCCGGACGACGTGAAACTCGCCGTTTTGAATCTTGCGAATCGCGTCTTGAAGATGCTCTTTCAACAGCAGTATTCCATCTCTGCTGTTCCAGGAGACATAGATGTGAGGATAAACATGGCTGTTGAGGAAGCATTCACTGATGAAATTAGGTTTATGCTTGCGGCTTATCGTCGAAGATACGGAGCGACAGGTTGATTGATGCGAAAAGAGATCTTCGGATGGTACATCGGTTCCTCGCTTGATGATGATACAGTAGCAGCTTTGAAAGGCATGTTCTTCACTGGTTTAATCTTGATCCCGGATGAGATGACTCAGGATGAGATGGCGAGCATTGCGGAGACACTGGCCGCTAATGGGATGAAGTGGGGCGCGTTTAGAGGCAATTTAAATGATGACTATGACGGGCTTGTCTATTGGTGGACGAGGTACAGGGACAATTTAGACTCTATCAACCCTAAGCCCTCATGGTTCGTTATCGATGATTTCCAGAACTATGTCGGCTGGGGCAACTATAACGATGCTATTAGAGCTGCAAACGAGGTTTTCGGCGAGGACCGCTACTACGTCAATTATAACCTTGAGCTCTTCAACAACCATCCGCATGAGCTGCATCCTGAAGTCTACATTAAACATGTAGACTATTACGATACGCCGCAGAACACGCTGACCTGGCTTGAATACGAAGCTGAAAACAACTGGAGCCATAAGACTCTTGGAGCCATGGTCTGGACGAAAACCGTGAACGGCTGCGGATGGAACAGCATGACCGAGGATCTACTTAGACAATTATATCAGCTCTTCGTTGACCTCGGCTGTGTGAGAAATAGCTTCTGGAACTTCTATCCAGACAGCTACAACGATGATCAGCCATACAATAATCTGCTCAACTGTCCAGAATGGTGGCCGCTGATAAGAGATCTGAATCTCCTGTTTCTCGGCAACCCCCGATGGGAATTCATACGTCAGCTGGAAAGATGGGGCGAACCTGTAACCGTCCAGCGGCGATACAGAACCGGAACCGACGATTATGGAGACCCCATTTACTCCTGGGATTACTTCCTCACGGAAAAGATGATTGTCAAGCCGCTGAAGGGCAGCGAAATCTATGCTTCAGCCGGCAGATATACCCGCGGAGACATGAAGGGATGGTTAAGCCCCATCACGCAGATCCAGCAGGGAGACCGCATAATTCTGGATGACGAAGTTTACAGCGTTGATTTTCTAGCCATCCGGAAGGTTGCGGGGAGACCACATCACTGCGAAGCCGTATTGAAGAGGATGATTGAATGACCAGCAAGATTGCGTCTATCATAAAGGCGATAATAGACTTGTTGAAGGCTGACACAACCATACAATCGTTATTAACAAAGGATGAGTTTGGAGCGTGGCCCATTTACCACGCGTATGTCAGCCATGAGATTCAGAAGCCATGCATAACTGTAGGGGACGTCACGGATCAGGCTGAAGTTTCAGGCCTGAATGATGGCTATGATGGCGCTAAACGGTATCAGTGGCAGCACGCCGTGATTCAGATTGATTGTTGGAGTGGAAGCGGCCCTGAGGAGAGAGATGATCTCGCTGATGCCGTTTTAAAGTGTCTACTTAAAAATGAGGTTTCAAGCGTCATATGTGTTCAGGAGCCGCTTGTTTTGACGCTTGACGAGGTTACACGTAAGCCTCATTTATGGCGGAAGGCAATCCGCTTCAAGGTCATGTACGTATTGGAGGTTGAATAAGAAAAATGAGTATATATGTTGGGAAAGACGTTCAGGTAACGTTGCAGATACCTGTTGAACGTGAACCACATAAAATACCGGATGCAGAGCCATACACGATTACATTGCTGAACACTCCGATAAGCGATAGAGACCTGGATGGAGTAGCAGATGAAACTGCACATGTAACAGTTGTTGATAAGGACGGCAATACGATAACGCCTGTCTCCGTCGATGATAGTGAAGGGCAGATCACATTCGCCGCTGCAGATGCAGGTAAAACCGTCTTTGTAACTTATCGGTTTGACTCGGCCCCTTACGTCGCTCAGGAATTGACTTTGGAGCCTAAGCAGAGAATTAAAGGTTTAGACGGTCTTGGAAGCGATGTTATCCAAGTCTGGGCTGTCCTGCAGAAGGAGATAGACGGCTCAATAAAGGAAGCATTTAAGCATGGAGGCCTTGAGCAGCTCGCACGGACAGCTCTTCCACACGTCTTCATCGAATCCTTCGAGGATGCAGACCGATGGGACCCGCAGGTTGGAAGTTGGAGCATAACGGAGAATAAGGAGTATCATGGAGTTAACACTGCATATAGCGTAATAAAGAATTGGAAGGTCAAGAACTTCTATGCGAGGGCTAAGGTCTACGTCACGGGAACTGGAGACTCTTATTACGGCATCGTTTTTCGGTGGCTAGACAGTAATAACCGCTATCTCTACGCTATACGTCCCGGATCAGATGTTGCCGCGCTGTTAAAGAAGAAGAGCGGCTCAGTATCCACTATTGCTTCTTACTCAGTAACAATCGACCTTAACACTTGGTATACGTTAGAGGTCCTAGCAATCAATGATGATTTTTATTGTCTACTTGACGGGGATCTTATAATTGAGGCGTCCGACGATGCTCTTCCAGACCCTGGACAAGTCGGGCTTGGAATAACCGACGCATATGCAAGCGCAAATTTCGATGATGTATACGTTTCCTCTCCGCCTCTCCGAAGCGGCGAATGCGGCGTCATCATAACTTATGATCAAGCTGGACAGTCCGTGAAAATCGGTTTAGACGGGGTAATCTTCTCTGAGGGAAGCATCCCATCCCCGAAGAACGAGCCGGTTTATATTGTGACGCCGTTTAAGGCGAGAAGTATCAAGTTAATCACTTAAAGGAGGAAATGAGTGAATGAGCGTATATGTTGGGAAAAACGTGCAGGTAGTCATAACGAAGACGACGGAAGGCGACATGGGGAGCTTCATAGCGCAGGAAGTAACCTTGGAGCCGAAACAGACAATTGAGGGCATAGACGCATTGAACAGCGATGAGATTCAGGTGTGGGCGCCTGGACTAAAAACCTATGAAGGAACAATTAAAGAAGCCTTCAAGGTCGGCTCGAACGGCAAGACTATGCTTGACAGGGCAGCGCCATTCCAGGACACCTTAGAGGAATACACGATGAAGCTTATCTATGATGGAGGAGCGGGAAACAAGATAACAATCACATTGACGGGCGTCATCTTCCCAGAGCCAAGCATCGCCTCTCCGAAGAATGAGCCTGCATATATAACGACCCGGTTCAGGGCGAAAAGCGCGACTGTAAGCATAGAGTAGGCGGCCTAGAATGAAGCTGACAAAAGAGATGGTGCTTAAAGGCCAAGCGCTCCGCATAGATGTTCCAGCAAGGGAATATGGTGAAGACGCTGTTTTCACTGTTGCTCCTCCAACAGCTGGGGACATGAGCGAGGCTAGAACGATAAGGCTGAAATATCTAGAGGTCAAAGATGCATCAATAAAGCTTGAAGATCTCATACGTGAAGGCCGGATAGACTTTTCAAAGATCGACTTGTCAACAGCTCAGCGAGGCATAGACGAGGCAAGATTCTATCTTGTCAGTAAGGCTCTAACATACGGCATGAATGAGGAATGGACCGTTAAAGACGTTAAACAATTGAAGCCTGAAGTCTTCGAGCGTCTATGGCGGACAGTTGATGGACTATGCGGATTCTCAGCTGAGGCGGAGGAGCAGATCAGAAATTTTCGGAAAGCCCGGAAGGGCAGGAAATAATCTTTCTCCATCAGCTCGGCTATCGAATAGCACCTGACCAGCAGAGCCTCACGCCATTACAGCGTAAAGTCCTGATCTACGGCTACCTCTTTTTCGTCAAGTCAATAAAGGAGGCAGCCGGGAGCATAAAACCGCATAGTGAAGTTAGAGACCTCGGCGAGCTCGTAGCTGTCCTGCCTAAAGGGAAGGATGAAGATGGAGATTGAAATCATAGGATTAACGGAACTCGAAGATAAACTTTCAAACCTAGATGAGAAGCTAGGCAAAGCGTTAGACGAGGCGCTCAACGAGATTGCGGAGAAGATCCGGGACGACGCTAAGGGCTTCGTACCGGTGGATACCGGAGCATTACGGAAGAGCATAAGGGTTGAAAAGAAGGGTAAACTGGAGGTCCAAGTTATCGCCGGAGGCGGAGGAGTTATAAATCCACGGACAGGCCGAGAAGTCGATTATGCTGGTTATGTAGAGTTTGGAACGAGTCGCATGAGTCCGCAGCCATACATGCAGCCTGCCCTCGAGAAGAACAGAGATGAGATTCTTCGAGTCGTGAAAGAGAAAGTTTTCGAGGTGTTCAGGTAGATGGCTTATACACTTGCTAATCTTCTCATTCGACTTTCAGCTGATGTTAAAAGCGCCGTCTCAGAGCTTGAGGGAACCAAATCTCATCTTTCCGGACTTAAGGATGTTGCTAAGACAGCTGCAGGCGTCCTGCTAGGAGAGCTTGCTCATGACGCTTTAGGTGCTGTCACTTCGGTTTCAGGCGAGGCTGCACGTGGATTCATGGATTACGAGCAGACATTGACAAGGATCATCTCAGCGACAAGTCTGACTGAAGCAGAGGCAGAGAAACTCAGACAGACGCTTATGCAGGTCAGTGAATCACAGACAGATCTCGGGTTTTCAGCTGCGGAAGCGTCCCAAGGCCTCGAAGCGCTCGTTAAGGCTGGTCTCTCCGCTGATGAGGCAGCTCAAGCCTTACGGTCAGCCTTAAGTCTTGCACGACTGGAAGGCATAAGCACTGAGCAGGCTGCGGGGCTTCTCGTTCAGACTTTAACAATGTTTAATTTAAGTGCGGACGAGTCCGCAAGGGCCTTGGATGCGATTAGTAAGGCTGCGGATGCCGGTATAGATACCGCGACTGGTTATGCTTCGGGTCTTGCAAATTGTGGAGCAGCCGCTGCGAATATGGGTCTCAGCCTCGAAGAGACTTTAGCTGCGCTTGTTGAGCTTGACAAGACTTACGGGTCTGCAACGGAAAGCGGCACCTATCTGAATGCTATGTTTAAGGATCTCATTGCAAAGGCGGATGATCTTGGAATCAGTCTCTATAATGCTGATGGCTCTATGCGTAGTCTCGACGATATTATTGGACAGATAAGGGCGAAGGTTGAAGCCTTCAGAGATGATCAACAAGCTGTAAATGAGTATCTCAGCGTCTTCGATGTAAGGGCGCAAAGAGCCGTGCTAGGCCTCATCAATTATCAAGGCTCAATAGCAGACACGATGGCTCAGATGGAAGAGGCACGTGGAGTTCAAGATAAAGTTAACATGGTTATGGATACAACGGCTGGAAAGCTGGCTAAGCAGAATGCAGAGATGGAGAATGCGTCTTATCAGCTTGGACAGATGAATGCGAATCTGCAGATTGCATGGAAACAATTCGCAGCTGGCCTCGGACCTATCGGCGCAGTAGCAGATGCTTTAGGCCCTAGTCTGCTTCAAGGAGCAATTACAGGCTTAACTATGAATCTTCCATTGCTTGGAGGAGCCCTTAAAGGTCTCGGCGGAATTCTTGTCGGTTTAGGTCCGGCAGGTTGGGCTGTAGGAGCCGCAATTGCAGGTGTAACGGCGCTCTACATGGCTTATGAGACAAACTTCATGGGGATGCGGGATATTGTCGACAGCGCTGTTGCTGAGATCCGGAACATGCTTGGAGGCTTATCGAGCTCTGTTCAGTCTGCATGGGAAACGGTGACTTCAACTTTGGGCGGTATAGGCGGCGGGATTGTTAAGAGTGCGGAGGAATTATGGCGAACCCTTACGGGCGGAGCGGCTCCAGCGGCTCCTTTAACTCCGCCTGCTGCTGGCGGTTTGGCTGGTGCTCTTGGAGCTGCAGCTGGACCGTCTGTGAATGTTACGGTTGATG